GCACTCAATGCGAAGCACAGGTAGTCGATCACCTACTAGAGTCCGCAGCTCACATTCCGCCCGACTCAGCGTTTGGCCAGTGGATCGCCGCAAAACTCCATCGGATGGTGGAACCGAACATATTCGAGCGCATACAACAGCAGCAGGAGACTAGATAGGCCAATGGCCAAATACGACGCCATCAGCGAAGACAGGATAGCCGAGCTGATACAGCTAATCCCGGCGTCATCCGCCAAACCGCGCACATTCAAGAAGATATGTGAGGAAGCGGGGATTGATTATATCAACGCGCTGAAGCGGATTAGTGCGAGCGAGTCGTTGGGACAGCTCTACGCGCAAGCGAGGAAAGACTACATCCTAGCCCGCGCTGAATCATTGGGCCAGCTGGAGGACGAAACACGCAATGAAATCAAAGAGTTAACGGACATGCGTCAAGCGTCCGCCATGGTCCAATTGGCACGCCTCAAGGCCGACAACATCAAATGGGAAGCTGAGCGTGTCCTAAGGACAATCTACGGCCACCAGGTGCAGGTAGACCACCAAGGCGCGGTCAATTTCAGCATCAAAGGGCTTGATAGCGACACAGAAAAGCCACAGACCCCCGGTAAGTAGCTGATCGGCAAGGCAAACCACCTGATAGTAATGCAGATGGTCGGGCATACCCCCCCCCTATCAAGCGCCAATAGGCCGGCGAGGGTAGGGGGTGCCGTCCTTTGACCGGGGCGGGGGTGGAACAAGTATGTATATACCCACGCACTCAACTATCCACCAAACCATAATCTGCCTACTTTTTAATCATTTGCCTAAAAAGTGTGCAGAAATCACGGCGAAATACCCTCGTACCGGGTAGTGCCTGTGGATAAGTCGGGTCCCATCCCCTGAGACTCCGGCCGTTTATAGATTGGGTCCCATCCGTCGGGACTCCTGGAGATTAAATTGGCATCCCTGAACGATATGTACCAGCCCAAGCCGGCTGACGTCCCGCTAGGCACTGGCCTTGCGAATAACGCCAAGCGCCACTTGAACGCCCGCAAGCAATACAACCAGTGGGTGCTGGAAGACCCCGAGAACCGCTCCGCTATTTCCTACGAGGAATGGCTGGAGGCCGTGGACGATTGAACATCGTCTACGACTACTCGGACGTCCCCACGATCCGAGACTTTGCCAAGTCGAACAAGTTTATCCGGGGCCTCATGGGTCCCTTTGGTTCAGGAAAGTCCACCGGCTGTTTAATGGAGATCATTCGGAGGGCGCACGAACAAGCCCCCGGTAAAGATGGGATCAGACGCACCCGCTGGGCGATTGTCCGTAACACCTATCCCCAATTAAGAGACACGACGGTCAAGACCGTTCACGACTGGCTGCCGCCAAATCATTTCGGCCAGTGGAAGGAACAGGCCCACGACTATCTGATTACCGGTTTCAAGGGCTGCCATATCGAGCTGATGTTCCGAGCTCTTGATAGACCCGATCAAGTCTCGAACCTTCTGTCTCTCGAACTAACGGGCGCATGGATCAACGAAGCCCGCGAAATCCCGAAGCCGATCTTCGATGCGATTCAAGGTCGTGTCGGCCGCTTTCCCGCCATGAAAGACGGCGGTGTGACGTGGGACGGGATCATCATGGACACCAACCCACCGGATTTAGATTCCTGGTGGTACAAGCTCTTTGAAGAATTAAGACCCGAGAACGCGGCGCTCTTTAAACAGCCGTCGGGTCTTTCCCCGAACGCCGAGAATCGGAAGCACCTCAAGAAGAATTACTACGAAAACCTACAGATGGGCAAAGACCCGGAGTGGGTGAAAGTTTACGTAAAGGGCGAGTACGGCTTCGTCATCGATGGAAGACCGATATACCCCGAATACTCCGATCAGGTTCATTGCCAAAAGGTCGAGCCCATCAAGGGGATTCCCATTTACCGTGGATGGGACTTTGGGTTAACCCCTGCATGTGTCTTTACCCAGCTCACCCCGTCGGGTCAGTGGATCGTCTTCGATGAACTCATCGCCGAGAGCATGGGGATAGACAGGTTCTCGGATCGGGTCATTCAGTACACGAACCAGCATTACAAAGACTTTACCTTCGTCGACATTGGTGACCCCGCAGGAACGCAAAGGTCCCAGACCGACGAGAAGACCTGTTTCCATATCCTCTGGGCGAAGGACATCGCCATCGAGGGCGGTGAACAAAACCCCGCGATCCGTATCGAGTCGGTGAAAAAACCACTCAATACGATGGTGGCCGGCAAACCCGGCCTTGTGTTGTCCCCGACCTGCAAGATGCTCCGCAAAGGTTTTCAAGGCGGGTATCAGTTCCGACGACTCCAAACATCCGACGAGAGATACACAGAGTCGCCGGACAAAAACCAGTATTCGCACCCGCACGACGCGCTCCAGTACGTCGCCACGCGGCTGTTTGCTCAAACCCTAAAGACTCCTAAGACGGAAGAAACGAAACGTGACCGATACAAGCGCAAGTTCTTCCGTGGTTGGAAGACCGCATGAGTGATGACTTACTAGAGCAGGTCATGTCCTGCTACAAAGAGGCGCGCATGTCGTCCTCGAAGTGGCGGGAAGAGGCGAAAGAACTCTACGGCTTCAGGGCCGGACACCAATGGGACGACGAGGATATTTCCTACCTCGAAGAGCAGGGACGCCCCCCCATTACCTTTAACCGCGCGGGCACGATTATCGATGCGGTTTGTGGTTCGGAAGTCTCGAACCGGCAGGAGACTCGGTATATCCCCCGCTCGGGAGAGGACGGGCTACTCACGGAAGCCGCGACCCAGGTCGCTAAGTGGGTGAGGGACAACTGCGATGCGGAGGACGAAGAGTCCGACGCCGTGGAAGATTTGCTGATCTGCGGTATGGGCTGGACCGAGACCCGGATCGACTACGACGACGACCCAGACGGTCGAATCGTAACCGACCGCGTCGATCCCCTGGAGATGTATTGGGACCCCGCCGCCTCGAAACATAACCTATCCGACTCCGCGTGGTTCATCCGCGAGAAGTGGATGGCGAACGACGACGTCAAGGCGATGTGGCCGGACAGCGAAATCCTCCCGACCGAAGACGCTGCGCCGGAATTAGAGCCCCACAACGCCGACCCGCCGTTCTACGAAAGAGAATCCACGGGTTACGACAAGCACAGAAAGCAGACCCGGATTCTGGAGTATCAATACTCGGTCCGCGAGTACTACCACCGCGTACAAAATCCCCTGACGGGCGCGATCGAGGCCGTCTCGGATGCGGACTTCAAGAAACTGCAGAAGCGGTTTCCCGACATCCGCCACGCGAAACTCACCAAGAAAGTTTGGAAGCGCGTGTTCGTGGGTGGCAAGACGGTGCTTGAAGAAGGCCCCTGTCCCATCGATAACATGCCCTCGTTCCGCTGCATCACCGGCAAGCGGGATAAGAAGCTGAATTGCTGGTACGGGATCATGCGGGGCATGAAAGAACCCCAGGAGTGGGCGAATAAGTTTTTCTCCCAGGTCCTCCATATCATCAATTCCAACTCCAAGGGCGGGTTCTTCTACGAAACCGGCGCCCTGAAAGACACTGAAGCCGCAAGACAAGACCTCGCCAAACCCGAAGGCATGGTCGAACTCAACCCTGGCGGTCTACAGCGTATCAAAGAGCGGCAGATGTTCCAGTTCCCGGCCGGTATCGACCGGATGATGGAGTTTGCGATCTCGTCGATCCGAGACGTTCCAGGTGTCAACCTCGAATTGCTTGGGGCTGCGAATAGAGACCAGCCCGGCGTCTTAGAAGCCCAGCGCCAGAAACAAGCCCTGACGGTGCTCGCCCCGATTTTCGCCAACATCCGTCGTTATCGGAAGGAGCACGGGCGCCTGTTGCTCGCCTTCATCCGCGACTATCTCCCCACCGAGCGAATCCAGCGGGTTCTGGGGCCGGAACTCGCGCCTGCGGCGGAGATGATCAAGAAAAAAGACGTGGCGAGCTACGACATCGTCGTTGAACAGTCCGCGACCTCCCCCAATGCCAAGACCGAAGCGTGGGTCGCGATGCGAGATGTGATGCCGGTCCTCATGGATGCCGGGTTTAAACCCCCGAAAGCCGTGATCGACATCCTCCCGATCCCCGAAACCGTCGCGCAGAAGTGGAAAGCCGAAGCCGAGCAGGGCTTACCCCCTGAAGTTGAAGAGAAGATGCAGTCCATGCAAGCCGAATTGCAGAAGCTCGGCGAGGAAAACCAAAAACTCCGCATGGACCGGCAGGAAAAACTCATGGACGCCCAGCTCAAGCAGCAGGAGTCCGTGGTGGACAGACAGTTACAAGCCGACCGCATCGCCTCCGAGCGCGAACGCATGCAAGCCGACCTGCAATTACGGCAGGAAATGGCGCAGATGGAGCACGCGCTGGAAGTCGAGAAGATGCAGCGGAACTTCGAGCTGAAGAAACAAGAGATGGAAGTCGAACAGCAGCTCAAGCTCATGGAATTGCAAAGCGATATTGCGCTGAAACAGGCACAGGCAGAGGCAACCGCCGCCCTTCAGCGGGAAAAAGTTAAGGAGTCCCCTTAAACGGTCCTAGCCGATCTAGGTTACGCAACCCAGGCGATACATGGAATTCACACCCGAAGAACTGAAGCAGTTTGAAGCGATGCAGAAGGGCGAAGAAATCCCCGATGCACCGGAAGAACAGGAAGAACAGGCACCAGAAGTCCCGGAAGAGCCCGAGGCAGAAGCAACGCCCGAACCGAAGCCGGAACCCAAACCAGAACCCAAACCCGAACAGGAAGAGAAGAAGGTCTCCATCCACGCCCTCCACGAAGAGCGGATGCGGCGCAAAGAGGCCCAGAAGCGCCTCCAGGAACTCGAAGAGAAATACGCCCGCGCAGACGAACGATTGAAGGTTCTCTTCGAGCGCAAGAAGGAAGAGTACGAAGACCCGGAAGCCGCCAAACTCCACGCGGAGGAAGAGGCGCGCCGGGAGCATTTAGAAAAACTCCGCGCCCTGGAAGAAAAGACCAAAGAGGTCGATACCCGCGTTCAGGAAATCAAGTACCGCAACCTCATCGCCGAGAGCGAGAGATCGTTCGAGCGCGAACACCCGGACTACCAACAGGCATTGGACCACGCCCTGAACGTCCGCCGTGCCGCACTGGAAGTCCTCGACCTGGACGAAGAGGAAGCCGCCGAAGCGGTGAAGCGCGAGTTCGCCACGATCATCAACGACTCGCTCCAGCGCGGCAAGAACCCGGCCGAAGTCGTTTACAAGATGGCTCAGAAGATGGGCTACCAACAGAAGCAACCCGATAAGAAGATCGAGGACATCCAACGCGGCGTGACCGCATCCCGATCCTTAAGCCAGGCGAGCGGTAAGAAAACCGTGGAACTCACGGCAGAAGCCCTCGCCACCATGTCCGACGAAGAGTTCGAGAAGATCAGCAACGAAGACTTCCGAAAAATCTTCGGCGGCTAATTCGCTGTAGCCGAGCGTTAAACGGCCATTCGCTACCCCGTGCGTTAAGCGGAGGAAATCGCTGCCAGCGTCACCGGCACATTCCCTTTCACTAATTCATTGGAGTAACAAATGGCAACTACTGCTTTTGGGGTCAATCACCCCTTAGCGGTCAAGCTCTGGGCCAAGAAACTGTTCCACGAGGTAACCGGCGAAGGTTTCCTCAAGGCAGTTCTCGGCGAAGGCTCTGACGCGCTAGTCCAAATCCGTACCGAAACCAAGAAGAGCGCTGGCGACAAGATCACCTACGGTCTGCGTATGCTGCTCTCCGGCGACGGTGTATCGGGCGACGCCACCCTGGAAGGCCAGGAAGAGGCGCTCACCCTCTACAACGACAGCCTCTTCATCGACCAACTGCGTCACGCGGTTCGTAGCTCGGGCAAGATGTCCGAACAACGTGTTCCGTTCGACGTGCGCGACGAAAACAAGATGGGCCTCGCCGACTGGTGGAAGGAACGTCTTGAGGTTTCTCTTGCCAACCAACTGACGGGTAATACCGGCCAGGCGAACACGGTCTACACCGGCAACAACGCCACGACCGCGCCCTCGACTGTCTCCGGCACGACTCGTTTGATCGTCGGCGGCAGCGAGACGGCGGAAGCATCACTGTCCGCGACCACGACCCACGCGATCAAGCTCGCCGACCTCGACAAGGCGGTGGCGATTGCGAAGGTGCAGTCGCCGCGCATCCGCCCGATCAACGTCGATGGCAAGCGCATGTATGTCGCGTTCCTGCATCCGTATCAGATCTACCAGCTGCGTCGGGATGCCTCGACCGCCGGTAACTTCTACGACGTGCAGAAGGCGATGCTGCAAGGTGGGAAAATCTCCAACAACCCCATCGTGACCGGCGCGGACTTCATCTACAACAACGTCATCGTGCGTGAGTGGAGCTATCTCCCGACGACCGTGGGTGCGTCTAACAACGCCCTCTATCGTCGCGGTGTGTTCTGTGGCGCGCAAGCGGCGGCGTTCGCCGTGGGTCAGGGCGGTTCCGAAACCAAGATGGATTGGAAAGAGGAGCGCTTCGACTATGGCAACCAACTCGGCGTTGCGGCTGGGATGATCTTTGGTATCAAGAAGACCGTTTTCAATTCGAACGACTTCTCGACCATCGTCCTCTCTGGCTACGCGCCGGCACCGTAAGGGGGATAAATGGCTACTTTAACTGCTACTACCTTTGCCAATCAGCCCAAAGCGGTCCACGTTGGCGTCAACTCCGTTTCCGGTACGTTCAACTCCGGTGCGACGGCCGTCTCGCTCGGCGACGTGATCTTCCTGGCGAAGATTCCGAACGGCGCGAAATACTCGTCTATCGAGGAAGACCACAGCACTGGCGCAACTGCGCTCGGTGTGTCGTTCGGCCTCGGTTCCGGCGGACCTGGCGGTTCTGCAACCTACTCGGCATTCATTGCGAGCGGCGCGCAGGCCACGATGAATCGTCGGAACGTTCTGGGCTTGCCTGCGAATGTCTCGCTCTCCGCCAACGACCCGAACAGCTACGGCATTTTGGCTGCGAAGGTCGAATCTGGCACGGGCACGACCTCGCTCATTATCAACTTTGTGTTCAATTATCGTATGGACTGATGTCCAGAGGGGCGGGAAACCGCCCCTTTCTTTTTGGAGGTTGATTGGATTTCGAGCACGCGAAGTTACTGCAAGAACGCGGACAACTAGACGATGCGATCAAGATTTACGACCAGCTCCTAAACCAGAATTTCCACCAAGCGGACGTACTTTTCTACTACGGCACCGCTGCGTTACAGAAAGGCCAGAACGGTTTGGCCGCCAACCTTCTGAAAAGCGCCCTCGACATAGACCCACGGCAGGACGCCATTTTTCAGAACCTTGGTAGTTGTTTCAGAGCCGAGAACAAAGTCAAGGAGGCGGAGGAAATCTACCGCCTCGGGCTCAAGATCAAAGAGACAGCCCCTTTGTGGGCGAACATCGGCTCCCTGTATGTGAATAACGGCACCCCGGAGCAGGCGCTGAAAGCCTACCGCCGGGCCAAAGAACTCGATCCGAACGACAAGCAGATCGACTTCAACATGAGCCTCCCCCTGTTGGAATTGGGCCGCTGGGAGGAAGGCTGGAAGCTGTACGAGGCGGGATTCCCAGCCGGTATCCGCAAGGACAGGAACTACGGTTCCCTGCCGAAGTGGGACGGCTCGCCTGGAAAGACGGTTATCGTGTGGGGCGAGCAGGGAATCGGCGACGAGATCATGTTCGCTTCCTGCATTCCCGACTTAATGAAGGTCAGTAAGCGCGTCATCTTCGACTGCCACCCGCGACTCGTCAAGACCTTCGAGCGCGCCTTCGGTATCGAGTGCCACGGCACCCGTAAGACGCAGTACCTGGATTGGCTGGACAAATCCGATGCCGACGCAACCGTCTGTGTCTCGACACTTGCCTCGTTCTTCCGCAAGCAAGATGCGGACTTTCCCGGTAAGCCGTTCATCCACACACCGACGAAGCCGAGAAAGCCAGGCAAGCTCCGCGTCGGTATCGCCTGGACCGGCGGAACGAAACTGACCCGCAAGGACTTGCGCTCGGTCAAGCTCGACGCGCTGCTCCCGATCCTGAAGCAGGATTGTGAGTTCTACAGTTTGCAGTACACGCCGGAATCCGCCCGTGAGGTCTGCGAACTGGAAGAACAGCACGGCGTGCATATCAAGCATTTCCCGAATTACGTCGAGTGCAAGGACTACGACGTGACGATGAACTTCATCGCCTCGATGGACCTTGTTATCACAGTTTGCACCGCAGTCGTCCACGCCGCCGGTTCACAGGGCGTTCCGTGCTGGGTGCTCGTCCCATCCCGTCCCGCATGGCGGTACTTGACCAAGGGCGAGCGCATGCCCTGGTACAACTCCGTCAGGCTGTTCAGGCAGCCGGGAGACGATTGGACGCCGGTCATCAACGACATCTCCGAGGAATTGGATGCTCATATCCGAAGCGTATCGGGACTTAAACACCAAGCTGCATGAGTCCAACGTCCACTACGGCGTGAGCGGCGCCAAGTGGGCGGACGAAGTTAAAGCCCTCGCCATGCAACTCGGTACGACTGACGTGCTGGATTATGGCTGTGGTAAGTGCACGCTCGCCAATGCGTTGCCGGAACTCAAGATTCACAACTACGACCCGGCCATCGTCGAGCATGCACGGCCGCCCAATCCCCACGACGTCGTGGTCTGTACGGATGTTTTGGAGCATATCGAGCCGGAGTGTCTGGACGACGTGCTAGACGACATCCGCAAACTCACCAAGCGGGCGGCGTTCCTGGTGGTCGCCACAAGACCCGCCAAGAAGATACTGGCGGACGGCCGTAATGCCCACTTGATCCAGAACAACTACCGCTGGTGGCTCGGTAAGTTACTGGACCGCTTCGAGCTGGTGAACTTCGGCCAGATGCAGGGAGAGTTCCTTGCCTTAGTGGTGCCTAAATGATCCGCGTCTTTATCGGCCACGACCCGAAAGAGTCTGGCGCGACCTTTGTGCTGGCGTCGTCGATACATCGCAACGCCTCGATGCCGGTCTCGATCACGCCGGTATCCCTAACCGCTGTCCGTGGAATCTTGACCCGCGACAGACACCCGCTACAGAGCAACGACTTCTCGTTCTCGCGCTTCCTGGTGCCATGGATGTGCCACTACGATGGCTGGGCGATCTTCATGGACTGCGACATGATCTGCCGCGACGACATCGCCAAGCTCTGGGCACTGCGGGACGACCGCTACGCCATCCGTGTCGTGAAGCACAACTACGTCCCCCAAGAGGACACCAAGTTCCTCGGCAACGTCCAGACCAAGTACCACCGCAAGAACTGGTCGTCGGTCATGCTGATGAACACGGCGAAGTGCAAGGCCCTCACGCCGGAATATGTGAACCAAGCCAGCGGCCTCGATCTCCACCAATTCGCTTGGCTGAAAGACGAAGAGATCGGAGAACTCCCGAATCATTGGAACCACCTGGTCGGTGTCGACGGGCGCAAGGATGCATCTCTCGTTCATTACACCATCGGCGGCCCTTACTTCAGCCAATACCACGACTGCGAATACGGCGCCGAGTGGTTCCAGGAGCGCGACATCATGATGAATTTCGACAAATGATCCCCTGTCGTAGGCGGGCGGTATACGCCCTCAAACACAAGCCGGCCCAAGCGCCGGTTTTTTTACGCCCAGAGAAACCGGAGGCTCCAGTGGAAAAGGGTCAATGCCCCAAGTGCTTGAAGCATATCGGGCGTGGCGTCCACTTCCACGTAGCGAAGTGCAATGGCAACTAGCGGCTCGACGAACTTTACCGTCAATACCGACGAGATGATCGCGGCCGCGCTGCGTTTCATCAACGTCCTCGGTACGGGGGAAACGCCGACCGCAGACCAGAGTGACGAAGCCCGGCAGGCGTTCAACATGATGCTGAAGCTCTGGCAGGCCGACGGGCTCAATGTGTACCTGCGTAAGCGCTGCACGCTCTTTCTGCAAGAGGACACGAACACCTACAACTTAGGCCCCTCCGGCGATCACTGCACCGCATCTTACTCGTCCACCACACTCTCGGCGGACGAGGCATCGGGCCAGACCGACCTCTCAGTGACATCGACCACCGGCATGACCGCCGACGACTACATCGGCGTTCAGCAGGACGACGGCACCTTGCACTGGTCCACGATCTCATCGACCGGCGCCGGCACTGTGACTATCGCCGCCGCGACCACCGCCGCCGCCACCTCCGGCAACAAGGTTTATTGGTACACCACCAAGATTTCCCGGCCCATCTCCATCGTGCAAGCGTTCCTGCGCGACGGGAATTACGACTACGAAGTCATGCCGCTGGCGTATGGAGACTACTGGCGCATCTACGACAAGACCAACAACAGCCGCCCGACCCGTTTCAGCTACGACCCGCAAATGACGAACGGCGTCTTTCGGATCAACTACGAACCGACCGACGTGACCGAGACGATGGAGCTGGTGATCCACCGCCCCGTCGAGGACTTGGACGCCGGCACCAATGACATCGACGTACCGCCCGAATACTACGAACCGATCAAGGTTGGCTTGGCCGCAAGACTGGCCCACGAGTACGGCCTGAAAAAGCCCGACCTCTGGGGCATGGCCGAATCGCTCTACCAGCGCGCTAAAGGCGTGCAGTCCGACCGCCCGCGCCGACTCATCCCGACCCGCTTCTGATGGCTAACCTCTTCCTCGGCAACACCTTCCAGTCGCCTCCCAAGGCTGACGGCACGGTCAATAACGGCGGCCTCGTTCACTTCTACGAGCCCGGCACGT